AAAACAGACACAATGGACTTTTTGAATTTCAATGGACAGGCATCCGGCTCAGTAGCTGGAAGATTGCTTGCAAACGGGATGAATGATGCTGCTCTTCGCCCCTACTATAACCCAAAGGACGGGAAAGCTTATATTTCCGTGTACAAGGGTGGGGATGTGTTGAAGGCTGAAAGCTATAACACCATCCAAGTAAATGCAGCCACGTTGTTGAAAGACGAGTGGAAGCAACTGGACACCGCTGTAATGAAAGTTGCAGAAGAGCGTCTGACTGGTATGAACGACTTGATTGCCGCTGGTCTTACTTACGACATTCGTAATGGCCTTGGAACAACTGTGCTGGAAAGCCAGGAAATGAGTGATGCACTGGAGGCTGAACTTTCAATGGACGGTGTTCACCGTGCCAAAGGGGATGCCCCCGAGTATTCAACCAGTTATCTGCCCTTGCCAATTATCCACGCTGATTATGATATCAATGCTCGGATTTTGGCCGCTTCTCGTACCAAAGGGGAATCTTTGGATACTACTATGGCAGAACGTGCTGCTCGGAAAGTTGCTTTGCGTTTGGAGAAAATGCTGTTCACCGATACCAAATATGCTTTTGGTGGGGGCCAAATTTATTCTTACGTGAACCACCCGGACAAGAACGATATCACCCTTACCAAAAGTTGGGATAGCAGTTCCATTACTCCGAAAGAGATTGTTGATCAGGTTTTGGCTTGGAAACAAACTGCCATCGAAGAGCACATGTACGGCCCATACCAGATTTACATTCCTACTGCCTATGAAACCCTCCTGGATCAGGATTATTCAGTTTCCGGCGCAAATGCCCAAACCATTCGTGAGCGCATCATGAAGATTTCCGGCATCCGTGGAATCTCTGTTGTTGACACTTTGGCAGCCAACAACATAATCTTTGTGAACTTCCGTTCTGACACCGTTCGCTTGGTTCGCGCTATGCCTATGCAGAACGTAGAATGGTCTTCCGAAGGTGGAATGACTACCCATTACAAAGTAATGACCATACAAGTTCCTCAAATCCGTAGTGATTTCAACGGGGCTTGCGGTGTATTCCACATTGCTGACCATCCAAGTGCCTAAAATCCGTAGTGATTTCAACGGGGCTTGCGGTGTATTCCGCATTACTTAAATTTTTTTTGCTACTCAAGCATTTTCATTTAACACATTCTTATTATGAAAAATAAAGGAAGTCTTTGGCTCAAAATCAGCGGAACATTGAAATTAAAAGATGGCCGCAGAATTAAAGCAGGGGAGAAGTTTTATGAGTTTAAAAACAACATTCCTGCCGCCTTCCTCAACTCATTGCAGCTTCTTGAGTCAGAACCAAAGGCCGTTGCTGCTGAGAAAAAGAACGGCAATGAATCCGGCTATGAATTAAAGCAAATGTCCACCAAGCGTTTTAACGTTGTTGGCCCAAATGGAAAATTAGTTTCTGAGAAAAATTTGCCACTTGCCGACGCTGAAAAACTTTTGGCTGCTTTGCTTGGTGATGACGAAGCTGGTGCCGAATTAGGAACTGGTGGTGACAAAGAAGAAGGGGAGGAATAGCAATGGCTTGGCACATCCCTAAAATATGGCAAGATGGTACGGCCTGGATCATTGGGGGCGGAACTTCTATATTGGATGAATTTGGTATCCCCTTGGATTTAGCCCGAAAGGTAATCCGAGGGGAATTGCCTTTGTCTGAGTATAGTAAATACCTAGAACCAATTCATAACAAACATACCATCGGTGTCAATCATGCGTTTCTCATTGGGAACTGGATTGACGTTTTTTATTTTTCCGACACCACTATGTGGGATAATGAGCAGCTTACCGAGCAGATGATGGAGTTTCGTGGTTTGCGCATTACAAACAATGCAGTGTATACTGATGAAATGTATGACCAAACTGGAATCAAATATGTAAAAAGGAGTGAGAAAAAACGGTATGGCCTAACTGATGAAAAGGATGCTGTTTGTTTGAACAACAATACCGGTTTAAGTGCGATCGACCTTGCCTATCATTTTGGGGCTAAAAGAATTATTTTACTTGGCTTTGATATGACAGTCGGCCCATTAGACTCTCATATTCACGGAATCAATACCAGATTTAGTAGGGGGGAAGACCCCACCAGATCATTTAAAAGACACATGCTTTCTGTTGGCAATATTTGGAAGGATGCACGGGACAAGGGCATTGAAATATTAAATGCAAGTCAAATAAGCAAAATTCCACTTTTTCCAAAAGTACGTGCAAAAGACTATTTTTAAAATTTACCACTATGGAACGTTCTCCAATTCTAATCACTGGTTGCCCCAGGTCTGGAAAGACTATGATTGCACAAATCTTGCAAATAGCCGGTGTTTCTTTCGGCAAAACAGACAAGATGATGCTGAACCCAGATATAGACAGCCTAGTTCGCGGTTTAATGCAAATGAATGACGGTTCCTCTGACATGTATATCCCTCAAAACTGGAATGCAAAGGTCAGTGCCGTTTTTGACCAGCAAGCGAGGAATGCGAGGAATTTGGGGATAAAACATTCTGGAATTGCAAATACTTGGCCTGTTTGGAAGTATGCTTTTCCAGATGCCAAAGTGGTAATTGTGCGCAGGAGAATTGGAGATATTGTTTCCTCTTGTATGAAAACGAAGTACATGACGCAATGTTCAACACAACAGGAGTGGTTGGAACTTATGCGGGACTATGAAGAAAAATTTGCTCAAATGGTGCTGTCTGAAATGAACTGCAAAGTAGTTTGGCCGCACCGGATGGCTTATGGTGATTATGGGCAAATTTATGAACTGTTGGAATGGTTAGGGCTTTCTTGGAAAAGCGAGATCCTAACTTTTATCGACCCCAAATTTGAAAAACAACGTAAACGCAAATAATATGGCACGGGTAACAGTAGACGAAGTGAGAAGCATCATTTCCACGACAGCAGATGATCCAACCATCTACCAATATATTGCCAGTGCCCAGGCACTGATGGATTTGTTGATAGGGCAAGGGCTGACCGCTATGCAGATGAAAGAGATTGAGCGGTGGCTTACTGCTCACTTGATTGCAAGTTCAAGAGATCGACAGGCCCGTGAAGAAGGGGCCGGTGGGGCTTATATCAAATATACTGGTTTGTCATATACCGGTTTACGGGGAACAACCTATGGGCAACAAGCTATTGTATTGGACACTTCCGGTACTTTGGCTACCATTGCAGGGAAGAGTGTTAAATTTAAAGCAATAGAGCAGTAATGGCTATAAATGATTTCATAGAAAAAGTCTGCGTACAAACGGCCGTACATTGGTCGCAACAAGGCAGCGATGGTATGGGGACATCCTTATTTAGTTCTCCCCGTGAAATCAATGTGCGTTGGACGGAATCTGAGTTGCTGGTAGTTGGGGACAGGGGAGAACAGTTTTTGAGCAAGGCCCAAATCCTAATACCAGATTCCGCAGGAGAAGTGAACCGGAAAGACTATTTGTTTTTAGGCAGTCTTTCAGACATAGAAAGCCAGAATCCATTGGAGGTAGAAGAGGCTTATGAAATACAACGGTTTTCAAAAGTCCCTATGATTTTTTCAACCTCGGTCTTTGTTAAAAACGCCTACTTATGAAATTCTTTAAAGTAAAAGGGTTAAAGAACGTAACGAATAACATCCAGAAGAAGATGGATGCTATGCAGC